CAATGTGATACCAGAATTACTTAATGGCAAATCATTAATAATGTTTTCAACCGCAATCATGCTAATGCGTGAAGTATCAATAAATGGTGCAATATCAGGATTGCTGGTTGCCATTGTAGCTTTAACTGTCAATGTTGTATTAGCAGTTGATGTTAATACACGGCGTCCATAACCATCAGTCATTAAATAATCATTCAACGGAGTAAATGGCAAAAATCCTGTTTTACCACCAGTTGTAGCTTTTTCAGAATTAAACTGATATGTAATTGAAGTATTGTCAACAGATGTGCCGTTTGCAATCAAATGCATTAAATCATATGCCGTATTAGCAGACGGATAATTAACATTAAATTGTGCCTGAGTTGTACCAGTATTGAATGTATAACGGAACAATCTGAACATTAAATCTGCATTTTGTTCGGCAGTCCATGTAGAACCGTTTTGTGATAAAAACAATGAACCTTGATATGGTTGTTCTGAAATCTGCCTTCCTGATACTGTATCTAATTTACCAATTTCAGCACCATATGTTTCATACTTGTTAGAATTAGATAACAACACAAAACAATGTTCGCCAGGCTGTAAGAACAATGGAGAATCAAATACAAATTCTGTGTATTTTGTTGCATCATCCAAATCAGGAGATGTAGTTGTTTTAACTTTATCTGGTGTCAATGTAACTGTTGAATACGGATAAACCAAAGATGTTGATGGATATCCATTTACAACAGAACGAACTTGTAATGTAACAGGTACAGTTGAATCTTTTGACTTAAAGCAGAAACGAGCTTTAGACAAGAAAATACCTTGGGAGTAATTTGTTGGAGATACTAAGAATGTTTGTGCTAACGGGTCATACCAACCAATAACACGATCCGCAATAGCTGTTGTTGTGGTAATTCTATTGTCATTAACAGCAACACGTTGAACTGTTGGAACAGTTGCGGAAATAATTGTATTTTCTGTTTTTTGTAAAAGACCTTGTGCAAAGAATGTAGCATCTCCATTTGTATAAGATGTGCCAATATCACCAGTTGAATTGTCAATTAATCTAAAGTTTTTCTCACCAATACGAAATACTCCATTTGGAATATTAAACACACCAGCAACATCACCTGCAGCCGTTGTTGTTAAATTACCAATTGAGTAAACAGAACTAGATGTTGGTGTGGTTGTCCATGTTCCAACAATTGCTAATGTTCTTGTTCCTGCGGTGTAAGAAGAAACTGTGGCTGACTGACCAGCGCCAGTTCCAGATACAATATAAATTGTTGAACCAGCGTAATCACCCGTATTATTTGCACTTGTAGCATCTACAGCCAATACAATTGTATTAGATGTAGCAGAAGTTACAAATCCAGAGTAATGGTCATAACCTTTAATCTTAATTGTTGTGCCGCTAGATTGACCAACCAAATTCATAGTTGCACCATTCAACAATGTTGATGGACTCAAATTAACAACAAAGGCTTCTGTATTTGATGTGCGAACAATAAGTGCTGTTGCATTAACGGTACTAGTTGTAGTATTGGTAACATTTACAGCTTCTGGATTACCAGACTGTGTAATATAACCTAAATTATTAGAACTTAATGTGAACTTATTAGCACGAGCAATGTATTTGTTTACAGCGGTATTATCAAAGAAACCATAAAGTTCGGTACTTGGTTTAAAATCAGAACAACTAAACAATATATTACGGTCACGCATATAAGGAATAATTGACACATCAATAATACGGTCACCTAATGATTGAGTGATTGTAGATGGAACAAATCTAGTCTGTGTTCCGGAACGAGTTTGAGCTACCGTAGTTGTTTCTACAAATGTTCCAATGCGAGCTGCTCCTGCACCGCCACCACCACCTTGGCCATTCCAAACTCCACCTAAATTTGCTTGGCCGTTAATCCAACCACCTTCAACACGTTCGGCAATCTGAGAGCTGAATGAGGTTCCTGCCCAATAAGTTTCCCAATTACCCCATTCATAACTGTATGAGTTTGCAGAAAGTGTGGCCCAAGCATCTTTGTCACCTTCAAGGTTTACAAGAACATCTGGTTGTTTGTCTGTATCAATCCAAACATCTGATGGTGGGTCTAACTGAATTTTACCAATGTAATTTATAATATTAAATGGGTTGATATTATAAATTCTTGAAGATTTGTTTTGGTCAACAAAAACAGTATGTGTTGCTGTAGGCATCACAATTGGACCAGCTCTTAAATAGTTAGATGAATTGGCTGAATCAAATGTTAATAGGTGTGATGTAATATTAAATGTTGGTCTAATTTCTTTCTTTTTAGGATCAACAGCAATAGAGTAATCCGCATTGGTTACATCTGCAACTGAGGTGCCATTAAATGAATCTACAACAATACCATTTTTAAATCTTGGTAAATTTGTAGAATCTAAAATAGTCAAATCTTGTTTATTTAATGCACTCTGTTCAAGTAGAGAGAGTGAAGTATAATACTCTAAATTACCAATACGCTTATCAATATTACCAATGTCACGCATTGTATATCGTTTATTATCAACATATTCAACAACAATATCAGTTGTGTTGGCAACATATGCTCTTTCACGAAGAATATACAATGTCATTGCACCATCTTTATCATTAGGGATAACTGGTGTCAAAGATGGATTGCCTTGCAGAACCTCAAATGTGCGGTCTTTGTTTAATATTACCTTGTCAATTCTTGGTAGATAATATTGATAATCTAAAACTATGTCGGAACCATTCTCAGGAATCTTAGGACCAGTCGTGGTTGAATCAACATCAAAGCTGACGGTGTTTGCTGTCGCTGGTGTTGTAGGTGTCGACCTGACAGGTCTGTAATCAAGGCAATCTCTTAATTGATAAACTTGCCCAATTGCCTGAGAAGTATAAGAAGGAATACTTCCGTAATTGTATCCAACATAAGAATCTACGGTAAACAATCCGGCACCAGATGAGTTGAAACGATTAAATTTAACAACCAAAGGACCTGAAGGTGCTGCTGAGCCAGCTTTTAATCTGATAGATGAATGGTCATAGAACGAATCTCTTTGGCCATTATCTAATGTGTAACGTGATGTAACATCAGTTGCAATTGTTGAGTTAGCAACAGTAATTTGATTGCCGTTAAAATCTAAAACAGAAACCAATTCAATTACATCTGAAACAAATAGTGATTGGACTGCACCTGGAGTTTTATAAACTGTGTTGGCCATAATATGAGCTTGGCCATTTGCAGTATAAAGAATTACTCCGTTATTTGCAAAAATACTTGTACCACCAGTTGTTTGCACAGTAGCATTCGCAGAAACATATGTTTTGCCTTTTGAACCAGGATTACTTGCATCAATAGTTGCAGTAATATTTGCAACCATGTTATTACCAGAAGTAACAGTAAGCTTACGAGTTCCTGTATCAACAGTAAATAAATTTGCAGGAATAATTTGGCCAACGGTATATGGTGATGTGCCTGAAGATGTTACTACAATTTGATAATTTTCAGCCTTAGCAGAAGAACTTGTGGCGGCAGAAATTGTTTCACCACTACCAACAGTTAGTGCTGGAGAATCTGAGGATGAGAATGACTGAGATGCATACAAACGTTTATAAGAGTATGAAAAATCAGCAATTGTATTTTGTGCAATATGATTTTGACCAAGATTAAACAATAATGGTTCAAGATTACTATCTGAAATAAGTGTGTCGTTATATGTTGAAGCTAAATCTTTAGATGCAATATCAATATCAGCTGCAGCAAGACGAGTTGTACCGCTAATTATTGATAAAGATTTAACATCATTAAATTCAAAGTCAATAGACCAGTTAGATAATGAATTTGGTGTGGTAATAAAAGGTTCAGAAAGTTGAATTGTCTGAGTTGCACCATTATAGTTTGTAATTGTTTTTGGTGTTTCACCGGCACCAGGTCCAGTTAGGATTCTAAACTTAGAACCAACATAAGCAGTATTAGCGGTAGAATATAATTGCGAACCAGTTATACTATTTGCAATTTGAACATAACCTGTATTTGTTCCCAAAACAACAACATTACCGCCTGTAATAGAACCAACACTTACATCAAACAAGTATGTGCGATAGGTATATGTTGAAGAATTTTGTGTATTTGCTGCGGACTCAAATGCAATAGATTTGACACGGGCTGTACCAATTTTAGTATTAGTAATTGTGCCAGCAGTTGCCACATTAATTGTGCTATTTGATACACAATGTAAATCTATTGTTTGTAAACTATTAATTGGTAAAGAGCCAAAATGTGTATTTGAATACACATAGTAACCATAATCAGCAGTTAATCTTTTATTATTTACTGAATCGGTTGTTCTTGGTTTTTCAAATGAAATTGTTGTTGGTGCGATTGTTTCAAATTCATAACCATAAACATATGCTTTACCTGGCGAAATGATGACATTAGCTTTTGCAGTATTAGCTGAACTTGTTTCTAGTGCAATTTTGAATTGTCGAACAGTATAGTTACCTGATTCATCATATGTTCTGCGTGCTAAAGTATCTTCAAGCACAGCATATTGTGGATAAATTAATGCATAAGATAAAGTTCCATTTTCAACTCTAGCTAATTCAATAAATTGTGTGTCATCAGTAGAATTGAGTGCTCTACTGGAAAGAATTAAATCAATTTTATATCTGTCTGCACCCGGAGCTTGAAAATTAGAAGCATCTTGTGCTGGATCCAATAACGAAGTATCTTGTGTATATACAACAACTGATTCTGTAATTTCAAAACCAATTCTTACATTAGAAGATGTTCCATATTTGCTAATTGCAATTGTTTGTGCTGAATTTTTAAGAAAAAAACCATCATAGAAAAATACACCATCATTGACAGAAAATAATTGGCCTTTTCCTGTGCCACCAATTGCGACATTGGCAAAAACTGGAGCATCTTCAACTGTGGTAATTGTATCACCAGCAGCAAAAGCAGTACCTGAAATTTGTTTTACATAAATTGTTTTTGGGTCACCAGTACCAGTATCAGCGTCATAAACAATAGCAACTTCGCCAGTTTTTGTTCCTGCCAAATTGGTGATTGTTTTACCATTAAAAAAATTTATATTAACAGCTGTACCAGCATAATCTGTGGCTACATTTAAATATGTTGAATCATGGATAAACAGTTGACCGCCAGAAACTACTGAACCATTTTTAAAAATATGGCTACCAAAGCGTTCAACTTGCTTTTGTAAAAGAGTTTGTGATTGTGTTAATTCACGAGCTTGAACAGCAAAACCAGGCTTAAATAATATTCGAAGAAATTTCTTATCTTCATCAAAATCATCATAGTATGGATTGACATTAAAATTAGTATTTAACGACATTAAATATTTTCCTTAGAATCTAATAACAAACTTGACATTTTCTGCTTGTCCATCTGCTCTCGTAACTTTTTGTGTATTTTCAAGATATAATATATCACCGGTGTATGGTTCAAATTCGGGATTAAATTTTTTAACAACCGCTCTAGTTATACCAGAATTTGCACCAATTAATAAACCACCAACTGAAACTGTTCCATGAACTTTAGTTAAGCGAACTTCATTGGAGGATTGAGAATTAACAAAGCCATAAAAATAGGCATTGTTTATAGAACCCCCTTGATAAACAAATTCATTTAACTCAAAATTTGTACCAGCAATTAATGTCAAATTGGTAGTCTGTGATATGACTGTATTAGCATTTGAACTAATTACTGGCGATGTATTGCCATATTTATACGGATCCCTTAGAAGTCCATACTGTCGGAATGATGTGGATGTAGAAATTAATCCATTTTCTGTTGCATCAACCACACCAAACCTTTCTGAAACCATGACATTGGTTGCATCCAACTCTTTAGCAGGATTAAAACCTTGACCAAATTTTGGTGCCAAAATTATACGAGTATTTGCACCTGTGCCAGAACCATAAATGGTCGCATTAGCATAAGAATAACCAATTCCAGTTACATTAACAGTAACTTTAGAAATAGCACTACCTACAATATTTGCAGAGGCTTGTAGTCCTGCGCCATCGCCTTGAATGTAAACTCTGGTTGTAAATGTTATATTATTTCCTGTTCCGCCACCGTTTGCTGTTGTGGCAGTATCTAAAACAATTGTGGAAGTAATTACATCCACAGAAGAAACTAAAGTTCCGCTTGCAATACCTGTTCCAGTAGCAATCATGTTAGCAACTACATTTGTTGTATTTGCAAGAGTAATAGTTGTTACTCCTGTTCCAAAAGCAGAAGCATTAATAGTTGGATGTGCATATCCTGTTCCGCCATTGGTGACAACAATTGTTGTAACTTCTCCGTCAATTGGGCCAGTAGAACTCACATTATAATCCAATTTACTTGTAGAAATTGGTGCAGGTATCCAGTCAGGTGTTAAAAATCTATTTGATGGTTTAACATTATACAAATATTTCCAAATGAATCCATCAGCTGTTAAAATTGTACCGTTTGCGGTTGTGTAATCGCCAGTTGGTTCTACGGTAGAATTGGCAGAAATATTGTTTGATAAACACTTATATACATTTCTCTCTGAAGTAAAAATATACATTGGTTTAACATTTAATGTGGTATTTCCAGTCAATAAATCATCAAGAGAAATTCTATCATCATACTGTTTATATTTTGTATTTGCAGTCCAATTGACACGAGGAATAACCAGTTCAACATCGTTACCTGTAATTTTTTTAGCTGCAAACATATTATCCCATGCAGATTTTTCATCAAAAGAAGAATCTACAATAGAATTTGGTGACGATTCGTTTGCATAAGGAACATGATTTCCAATGAAAACATAACCAACAGTTGCTGGTTCTGGCTCATAGAACGATTCTTTGAATTGTTCTGCGTTATTAAACGAGAGTTTTTTGGATGTATAGTTAGTTGCCATAGTTTTACTATTTTATTTATGTAACAATTACAAGCGTTTCCGCATTGGCGGATTGTGTGAAAGCAGATGACACTCTCAATTCTGTGTTACTTATAATGCTACTAATTGTTCTAATTTGTGAGTTGACCGCAATATTGGATCCAACAGTCATTATGCCTCTTGTAGCCGCAATGTTAAATTTAGTATTTGTACCAATAACATAAATGCTACTATTAACATTTACTGTTCCTGCAATGGTGTTTGCAACATTTAATGTGGCAGTTGTAACGGTATTAGCAACAACAGTTTGGTCAATTTTAAACTCAGCATACTCAATAAAACCAGCTGGGTGAACAAGATTTTTAAATGTTTGTTTAAAATTATCAAATTCAACTTTTGAAGATAACACATAAGCATAATCTACATAGTATTCACGACCTTGTATTACCCTTTCAGATGTTGAAAGAATAGAATCTGAAGTTGTCCAACGGCCAGGAAGTGTAACATAACTTGATTCAACGGCCGCATTAGCTGTTGCACTTCTATTACCTGATTTTGTTAAATCAATAGTTGGAGGATAAACATAACCAGATCCGGCATCAATAATTCGAATTTTTAAAATTTCACCAAGATTTTTATCAGCAGCTCCAAATAAATTTTCACCATCTCCCATCAAAGCAACAACAGAAAGATTTGCATTAGCACCAGTTTTGGAACTAACAGTTATTGTAGCTGGTTTATTTTGATTATAATTTTGGCCACCAATTGGATAATCGTAATATTTACCAATGTTTTTATCAGTAGTTGAGTATTGAAAATTAACATTAACATTCAATGATGTGTTTGATGATATGGCATTAATATAACGAGATTCATTATTAATCATAATGTAATCTCCAACACGCAAATCATCTTGAAATATAGTGCCTGTTCCAATAACTGTTACATTTGTATTAGCAAAAGTGTTTGCGGTACCACGAATTCTTGATGGTTGAATTTTAATTTGTGTAATTGCACCAGTAGATGATACATTAGTCACAGCAGCAGCTGCACCAATTCCTAATGCCATTGGATGTGTTTCTCCAATTACAACCTCATCACCAATTCGATAACTAGTGCCGCCATTATTAATTTGAATTCTACCAACTGATTGTGAACTTTGAACATATTGAGTTGTTCCGTTTGCCAAATATTGTGCTGACTCAGCATCTAAAGTTGGAACACTAGAAAATGTTGCATTAGCAAAAAGAATTGCCACATTGGTAATTGCACCAATACTTGTAACCGGTTGAAAGGTTAAAGCATCAACAATTTTAGAAGTAACATTTTCAGTTACTATGGCAGCATTAAATCCATAATTAGCAGCAGAAATTAAAACACTACCAAAGTCTGCAATTCTATCTGTATTAACAACAAATGTATTGGCAGTATTTGCACCAGAAACATCAACGGCATCAATAGCCAAAGTTAATGAACCTGCACCCGCACCAATAACAAAGACATTACTACCAGTTTTAAATCCAGCACCACCAGCTAAAACTCTAATTTGATTAATAAATCCTGAAAATACTTCTTCAACAGCAGCTGTGGCATCTCTTGTAGCTTCACCGCCTGAAATTATTACCGAGTCGCCAACATTATAACTTGCTCCACCAGAAATAATATTAATTGTTCTGAGAATTGCTAAACCATGAACTTCAATTTTAATTATTGTGCCATCAATTGGGTCTATGATATTAACAAAAGCATTTTCGCCATTATTAAATGTTCCTAATAATGATTTTTTATTAATATACAATTCAAAAATTGGAACAGAGTTAATTGTTTTTTGAGCCGTCCTTTCAACTACCGCAGTAGCCCGAGAAGTTTCACCAATAATTTGCCTATTTTTTAATAAATTAAAATCAAAATTATTGTATAATACTTTAATTGTTGCACCTGTGGATGGAGCAGTATTAAATATTAATTTTCTAATTTCTTTACGAATAATAAAACCAGAAGTTTGTAGAACACCATTGATGTAAACAGATACATCTGATGGTTGAACAACCTGTGCAAGCTTAAAGGTTTTTGTGGTTGAATTGCCTGTATATACGCTATACACAACTTGTTCAATTCTAAAAGCATTTTCAATTAACCATTTACCATCAGATGCTTTAAGAACATTGGTTTTAGGTTGAATAACTTCTACTTCTTCATTAAACAAAAGCCTAAACAATAATTTAAAAGACTTTTCATTACCTTTGGCAAGATATAATGGTAAGACGTGTTTTAATAAAATGCCCTTGTCTACCTCAACATTACGAGGTATTAAAGTAGCAAAAGTCCTAAAAAAATTATCTTCAAATTCATCAATAGACAAATCAACATCGGAAATATTTCTAAGTTTTTTGGATTCTGCAACTAAATCGTTTTTTTGACTTCCTTGTTTGTTTTCAAGGAATTCATAATATGCTTCCAAGAAAGCAATAAAATTAGGATGTTCTTCACGAACAAACTCCGGTACCTGACGATTAATCAGTAGAGAAGTTTTTTGGTCAGCCATTATGCGTTAAGCTTTTCTAAAGTTGTTAATATTGCCGTTGGATCATCCACATCAATTGTAATAATCGTATCTCTTGTAGATTGAAGATATCCTTTATCTGCTTCAACACTAATGCGAATTAAACCATCATCAGAATCAACTGTCAAAAAGCGAATATTGTTAATAGTAACAATACCATTATCATAGTCAATTAATCCAGCATTTGAATTGATAATTTGTCTTTGTGCCAATGTATCGTAGTAAATTGTTCGTAGTGTTCCTGTTCTGCCATCAACAACAGCCACAGCTTCTGCACCATAACCAGAACCTCCAGTAATTGTAATAGTAGCACGAGTATAGTCCGTGCCACGGTTAGTAATTTTAATTGATTGGATTTTACTATTAACAATTACTGCTTCAGCTGTTGCGCCAGTTCCATCGCCATTGATTGTTATGGTTGGCGTTGTTAAATAATTTGAACCAGGATTTGCAATTTGTATTTCAGAAATGCCAGTATAAGATTGTGGAATTTCTTCAAATAAAGCGGTTCTTATTGTTCCTAATGTATCATATACTGTAAACTGTGTTGATAATAATTTGTTGGTAATTGTGCCACGATGTAGTGGAACATTATACTTAATTGTATAACTTACCGACTCATTTAATTTTGGTTGAAATCTTTTTTGAACTCGTGTTGTTGTTCTTACACCAACAATAGCATTTAAATCTAACTGAGCAATGTCGGATTCAACATCTGAAGCAACATATATTGTTCCAAACTTATTTAAATAAGTTGTATTATAATTTAATATTGCTTGTTTAATGTTTTGTTTTAATGTTGTTTCAGTAGCTGTTGTTTTCTTTGGGTTATATTGAACATCATTTTCTAACAACAAATACAAGTATTCTGGATCACGAATCTCGGTTTGAACAGAAATAATAGATTTTGGATTAATAATCTCTGATACAATTCTAGCCTTTTCTGTTTCAGAAATATAGTAATTGGCTTTTGGTTTTAATGCTACATAAACTTTACCAAATACTTTTGGTATTTCATCTTCACCACCCCAAACAGAAATAGAATCTATGCTTGGATAATTATTTTTAATATATGTTTCATAATCTTTAACAGTAACTAAACGATTCTGTGTAGAGAATTGTGATGCAGCTGAAAATTTAATACTATCAACAGATTCACGACTTGCACCACCTGCAGCGGCATCAACAGGAGTAATTGTAAAGTTTGTTTGTGAAACACTTAACGAGTCTGTTAATGTAGCAGTTGCAATAAAATTATTTGCTTTATTAGCGGCTGTTCCATTAGTAACCAAATATCTTACAGAAACGGTTGCACCATCAGGTAATGATTTACCAATATCATTGTTACCAAAATAAATTTGATATTTTCCATTACGATTTTCTTGTAAGAAATAACCCTCTGATGTAGAAGTAATATCCAAAACATCAGTAATTTTACTATAAACAATACTTGCTGTATTACTAGATTGTGGTGTTACTGTAACTTGAATAGTTTTGGTATCAATATTATCATCAGGCAAAGTAAAAATTTGTTTTGGATTGGAAGCAGAATTATATCCAAAACTATATGTAATTAATTGACCTTCGTGAATATTAAGTCTGTCAAAATAATATGTGGTGTTTGCTTTAGTAGCCGTTGTATCTTCTAATACAACAAAATTATAAGATTTATTATCAATTTGATTTGATAAAAAAGAAAAACCAGCAGGAATAGTTAATGTTCCTGGTGTTGATGTACCAGAAGCTATTTCAAAATTAATAATTGCAGTAGGCGCAGTTGTTGAATATGGAATGTAACCTAAAGTTTTTGCGTGTGATACAACAGAATCACGCAACATAGCGGTATCTAAAAATGATTCATTTGCAACCATATTAAGATAATAAGCATTATAGTGCGTATTATATGCCAAAATATCCAACAAAACAGTAAGGCCTGAACCTTCAAAGTCGTAGTCAGTAAACTCTTTTTGTTGATTTAAAAAGGTTTTTAAATTTGACTTGATTGTATCAAAATCAAGTTCGGTAACTCTTAAACGGTCTGCCATTTTATTATCTAATCCGCTCTAAAAAGAAATTGATTGTAATTGGATTTGGGTTATTAATGATAAAAAACTCCAATAGTATCTTATATCCATTATCATCTGGTGATGCTGACGCTATTACTTTTGACACCTTAACTCGTGGTTCAAAGTTATTAATTGTTTCAACGATATCTCGTTCAATCTGTGCAGCTGTAACAGAATCTACTTGTTCAAATAAAAGACGGCGAACATTGCTACCAATTTCTGGTTGGAATGGACGCTCATAATGATTAGTTAGAATTAAATTCTTAACTGAGTTAATTATTGCGTATTCGTTTTTGTAAATGTTAATGTCTTTACGAATTGGATGAATTGTAAACGACAAATCCAAGTCTTTAAACGACCTTGCACTATCTATGTCTATTGTTGCCATATCTTATTTATTCACCCCGTAAAAACATTTCCTGAACCGGCTGCAACTAAATCGCCATCCGCAACTGTATCTCCAATTCTGGCCGCTTTCTTTCCATCAAAAGAAACGGTAGAACTACCAGCCACAATTTGGCGAGAAGCACCTGCATGAGTTACCCTTCCACAAGTGTGTGGTGCAAATTGTGATCCAACCACAGCAGCTGCAATTCCATTAACAAATACTGTGCTAGATACAGCAGAAATAATGCTGGTTGGTGGAAAACAACCTTCTCCCGTTGATTTGTCACCAAGTCTTGCTTGTGATGGCATTAAATGTATTTCCTTAAAATATCTCTTGCAGAATTATAATTATTAAATACTGTTTTTGTTAACTGTATTGTTCCTAAGTCAGTTAATACTGTAAAAATAACATCAATGCTACTTCTTGGATCAGCCGAATAGTCATACACCTGAGATTGTATTGGATCTATATTAAGTAAACTAGATGTTTGCTTAGGTGTTTCCAATAAATCTGATAATCCTCTTGTAAAATACTTTACTAAATTTCTATCAAAAGCTTCTTGTCCATAATATCCACTTATAATCATTGTATTGCTAGTATTTGAATAAGCAATATTAACAGTTGGACTGCTTGTTGATACAGTAACAATCAAAACATTACCAGTATTTGCAGGTACAGGAGGATCTGGTGGTGGATCCTCAGGTGGAGCATCATCACTAAAAACTATTGTTTCAGTAAACACTTGTAGCAGCTGAACTTCTGCAAGTGTTGCTGGTGTAGCTTTTAATGCCATTAATTCAAATCAATTTTAGGAGCAGTAAACTTCATATTACCACCAGATTTGAATGTGCAACTACCACCTATATCAGCATTAAAACTTCCGCCAACTTTTAAACTAGCACTACCACCAACATCTGCGGTAACTCCACCGCCAACTTTTGCCGATACATCACCTAGAATTTCTGCGGTAACATTGCCATCAACATAGAGGATAACATTACCCTTAACATATACCGAATCGTTTCCAATTACTACTGTGAACTTATCCTTTTCAATGCGTTCCGCTCTGTCTCCAGCAGGTCCCCATTCAATGTAAGAGCCCGAGCGATGATACAGATGAACTCTCTCTGAATCCTTCGTGTCATCAAACTCCAAAGCGTGCCCACTTTCCGATTCATAAACATTATTATACGGGTATTTTGCCGCATAATATGAGTCTGGTTCTACCTTGTCTGCCTTCTTTGCCTTTTTTAAGGAAACAATTGAATCATCTATCTTTTCATTTCTCGCCAAGCGTGATGTGCTTGGCTCATCAATTCTTCTAGGATATCCCGTTGCACTTTCATTTGGTTTAACTGGTGCAGAAGTTAACTGGTCGCCTGTTCGTGGATCAGCATATGCTTCTTGTGCGTTTGCAGCCTTCAATGCAATACCAGGAAATACACCCATGATAACTGGTTCTTGTGCAGCTTCTCCGTCTGTAAAGAAACCAACAACCATATCACCTTCTTTTGGTGCATAT